GAAATAAATGATCTCGATTCAAATTCTCTGAGAGTTACAATATATTTTACTATAATTAATTCAATATCTGGGGAAGTACATTCCCTTGACACTTTTCTAGATAGGATAAAATAATGGCAATTTCCACCACAGAACAGGATTTCTTTGATATAAAGAACAATCTCAAAGTCTTCTTAGGGAATCAATCTCAATTTGCGGATTATGATTTTGATGGGTCTGCAATGTCAACCCTTCTTGATGTATTAGCATATAATACTCATTATAACGCCATTACAGCATCAATGAGTGTAAATGAAATGTTTCTTGATACTGCACAGCTTCGACATAATGTAGTTTCTCATGCTAAATCCTTAGGGTATACCCCCAGATCGGTTAGAAGTTCAAATGGTTCGATTAGTTTAACTGCTGATGTCAGTAATAGTCCTGACAAAATAACAATACCACGAGGTACTACATTCAATGGACCGAATGGAGTGAAGTTCAATACTATTTCTGACTATATTACAACGGTTACGGGAAGTTCAATTGCAGTTTCAGATATTACAGTATACGAAGGTAAATTTATATCTAACTCCTATGTTGTTGATAGCGGTAGACAAGTATACAGAATACCAAATAAATCGTGTGATATGACAACCCTCCGGGTAAAGGTATACAAAGATTCCACCTTAACAGATTTTACAACATATATAGAGTCTAAAACCCTGATCGGGCATAACAGTACATCTGCCATATACTTCACCCAAGAGGGTATAGATGAAAATTTTGAAGTATATTTTGGTGATGATATTATCGGTAAAAAATTAGAAATCGGTAATGTTGTTGAATTGGAATATTTAAAATCATCTGGAGATATTGCAAACGGTATTACTACAATGTCATCCGGATCTTCTGTGACAAACCTTACGAACATAGCTATTACCCTGACGGATAAAACCTCTGGTGGTGCTGGTATTGAAACCATAGAATCTATAAAGAAAAACGCACCATATTTATATACTGCTCAGAACAGAACTGTTACTATTAATGATTATAAATCTCTATTGAAAAATCACTTTTCCTTTATCGAAGATATGACAGTTTGGGGTGGGGAAGATAATATACCACCAGAATATGGTAAAGTATTTTTATCGGTCGATACTTCTAGCAACACTGCTCTGACTTCATTAGAAAAAACTTCTATACTACAAGAACTTAATAAATTTAAACTCACTTCCATATTACCAGAATTTGTTACTCCAGATTATACTAATCTAGTTTTAAATGTGAAATTTACATTTAATTCTTTAGTAACATCTAATACAGCAACAGGATTATCATCACTTATATCGGATAAGATTGTGGCGTTTAATGCAGAATTAGCAAAGTTTGATACCTCCTATTATAATTCAGATATAATATCACTTATTTTGGCTGCTGACCCTAGTATTGTATCGGCCACAGTTAATCATACTGCAAATAAAAGTATAACATCATTCACCAATGTTACTAGTAAATATACTTTTAATTTTAATAATGCAATATATCATCCACACGAATATCATACAACCTCTGCTCTAAAAGGAGTTGTTTCCTCGGACGGATTTAATATAACCAACTCAACTTATACTCATTTTCTTGAAGATGACGGCATTGGTAAAATTAAGCTCTCATATATTTCAGATGAAGGTGCTACAGTAATTGTAAATAATCAAATAGGAACTGTTGATTATACTACTGGCGAAATTATAATTTCAGAAATATCAATATCCTCAGCAACACTTAAAATGAATGTACATTTAGATTCGTTTGATGTTATACCTCTAAGAAATGATATTATTACAATATCAGATACTACTATAAGTGGTACACAATTAACGAGTAAATTAGGAATTCAAACAACCGAGACCAATTATACAGCATCACCGGCTAGATTATAATGAATATAGAAAATCAATTTCCAGAATACATAAGGGAACAATTCCCGGATTTTGTACGTTTTGTCGAATTGTATTTCGATTTTCTCAATTCTGCTGAAATAGTATACTCCTCGGGGATTGGCAATCTTACAATAGATAGTATTCTGACGGGGGATGTTTCTAGTACTACTACTAAAATTACCGGAATAGATCCTACTAATAATAGAATATTTGTGACAAAACAAAATTCACTTGTTATTGGAGAGAGTCTATCCGATGGATCTGGTAATTCTTGTAAAATTGTATCATATACACCCAACCCATCACAAACAATATCAGAACTGCTGAATTATAAGAATCTGGATGAAACCAGATCTACTTTATTTGAAAAGTATCGTTCGGATTTAATGACAGTTATACCGAACCGGTTAGAAAAATCTGTAGACATTCCTAACCTTATTAAAAATATAAAAAGTTTATACGTACAAAAAGGAACTACTGAATCATATAAAACATTATTCTCATTATTATTTAATGAATATGTTGAGATCTATTATCCTGCGTATGATATGCTTGAATTATCTGCAGGAGAATGGAGTGGCAGATATTCTATAGAGGTTGATGTTGTTACTGGTAATCCCTTTAGTATAATAGCTGCTGATGTTACATTAACAACTCCCACTTTCAAAAGTGTTGTTACTCATGTATCCTATATTAGAAGAATATCGTTTACAAGGTTTGAAATGTATTTTCAAGATAGAATTGAAGATGCATTTGCAGTAGAAGGTACATCCATTGTTGGTTCGGGATTTACTGGTGCGATACCAGCTTCAACTTCCATAGTATCTTATGGTGGAGAACATACAGATAATAAAGGATTTGTTTCAGATTCTAATTACCTTCAAAATAAATATTACCAAAAATATTCATATGTTGTTAAATCTAACGTAGTTCCGAATTCATATAAATCAATTATTAAAGGTGCTCTTCATCCTGCCGGATTAGTAGAATTCGATGAATTGGTTATAACTAATCTTCTATCAGTATCAGATGCTCTTCGAGTGTTAAAAGCTAGATTTATCAAGAATTTCAATGAAGGACTTGATACCACAGATGATGCGTTATTGAGTATATTTAAAACCCTAATCGATTCGATTAGTATAACAGACTTATATGCTATGGGCATAAATAAAGATATATCAGGGGATAGTATTGGGTTTTCCCATATTCAATATTTCGATTTAAACCCATATGCCGTAGACTATTTTAATCAACCAGCTGTCGGTACAGACGCTTACACAGATTCGAGAATATAAATGAAAAATGAAGAAAATTTAAAAGTAACAGGGCGAGTTAATATACAGGTTATTAACTCTGGCAAAGTTATCAACTCTATTGATATTGATAATTTAGTAGTAACCACCGGAAGAAATTGGATTGCTGGTATAATTGGGGGGACAAGCGGCACCATGTCCCACCTGGCAGTAGGAACAGGAACAACTGCACAAGTATTGGCGGATACTACACTTGAGACCGAACTTGCTAGGGGTACTACAGCAGGTTCTGCTTTAAACAATACTGCTTCTTTCTCCTCAGTTTTTAACGCTGGTGTTGCAACCGGTGCTATTACCGAAGCTGGTATATTCGATGCGGCAAGTGTGGGGAATATGCTTTGTAGAACAACCTTTGCCGTTGTTAATATAGGATCTTCTGATTCTATGTCAATCACATGGACTATAACAGTCTCTTAATATGTCTAATGCTAAAATAACACCGCAATTTCATTATTCGATTGCTAAATCAGTATTTGATGATATAGCAACGAATACAGGTCATTATAATTATTTCGTTTCCGATACAACGCCATGGACTGACCTTGCCAATGTTCCTGTGTATAGTGTTTCTGTTAGTTCGGAAACCGATATTCGCTCGAATATGGTATCAACCAAAAAGGTTAATATCAGCGACGTATCTTTTGTTGTTCCAGATAATCAATGGGCATCCGGTGAAATTTTTGATATGTATGATGATGTAGTAGACATGAGCACAAAGAAATTCTACGCTATCTCTAATAACCGAATATATAAATGCCTAGATAATAATGGGGGTGTTGCATCAGTAACACGACCAACCGGAACTGAATTATTCAACATTTCAACCTCTGAAGGTTATATCTGGAAATATATGGCAGATATACCACCGGGTTTTATCAATAAATTTGCCGGATCTGGAATGATGCCCATAACAAGGCAGATTCATAATCCTTATTATTCTGCAGGTAATATACTAAACGAAAATGTAACCATCGTAACAGCGGGCACAGCTTATGATAACCAATCTTACCTGGTTATAGATGGGGATGGAACTGGTGCAGATGGAACGGGAACTGCTACTGCTACTGCTACACTAGATAGTAATGGATCTGTGACCGATATTACTATTACTGATGCAGGGAAGGGTTATACCTATGCCAATTTAACCATAGTCAAAGGGGCCAATGATCCTGGAAGCGGTGCTACATTTGAAATTAGCGTAGGTAATTACGGTAATCTAGATACTAATCAAGCTGTAGTCGAGGCTGCTGCTGTCGATGGGTCAATATCAACGATCATTATAGAAAATGGTGGTTCAGGATATGATATACCAGGTAATGTAACTGCAACAGTTGTAGGAGATGGGACTGCAGGTGCTATTAGTTTAACTATAACTAACGGGGTTATAACAGATTTAATAATTGATAATTATGGTTCGGGATACAATTACGCCACTATATCTATAACAGATTCCTCTCTACAAAAAGGCAGTGGTGCATCACTCAGAGTTATTATATCTCCTCGTGGTGGACATGGTTACGATCTTCCTAGAGAGTTAAAATCGACAACTCTCTGTTTATTTAATTCCCTAGACGAAGATAAAAATCACGGTATCATAGTAAATAATGATTACAATCAAATAGGATTGATCAAAGGTATAGAACAATATGGTGTAACATCAAAGTTCTCTGGTGCAATTGGCACGACCTGTTATTTAATTGATGCGTCCAGTATTTCGCCATCAGTGATTATTAATACAGTTATATATATGGGGACAAAGACATTTAGGGTTATAAGTTATGATGGATCTAAAGTCTTATTACAGGCAATACAACACAGCACAAATCCTTCTGGAACTTTATTTTTAGATTCGGATGCAACAAATACAGCCCTCACAGTTACTTCAATATTATTTTCCCCCACTATAAATAAATATTCTGGGGATATTATTTTAGCGGAAAATCGGATAACATTTTCTGTGACAGGTGATATCAATTCTGGTAATCAGGGAGTTAAGTTTAAATCTTACATATCATTCTAATATAAATATAATATATACCTAAAAGAGAATTATTATGTCTTACAATTTTAATACAGATCCTTATTTTGATGACTATGATGAGTTAAAGGATTATTTGAGAATATTGTTTCGCCCAGGCACAGCTGTGCAAGCGAGAGAATTAACACAAATTCAAACAATACTACAAAATCAAGTCGATTCTATAGGGAAACATTTATTTAAAAATGGTTCTCCTGTTGTTGATGGTAGACTTAATTATTCTCCACGAACAGATTATGTTAAGATAATACCCCCTTCTACAGGGGTTGTATTATCTGCTTCGGAAGGGTTATTATATACTGGAGCTACTTCTGGCGTTACAGGAACAATCATTCATACAGAAACATCAGATTCGACTGATACGAATGATGTAGTTTATGTTAGGTATATTTCATCTGGTACTTCTGGTGAAACAACATTTCAAGCAAACGAGAATATAACTTCTAGTGGAGCTACACTTACTGTACAATCTGACGCTTCTAGTAACGTTGTTTCTGGTCTTGGTTCCATGTTATCTATATCTAATGGTATATATTATATAGATGGATTTTTTGTTAAAGTAGTTCAGTCTAATCTTATATTAAATAGATACGATTCAATACCATCATTTACATGCGGTATTACATGGGAACACGACATAACAACCTCTGCTACAGATTTAACTCTAAACGATAATGCAACGGGCTCTCCAAATTATGCCGCACCAGGAGCTCATAGATATTCGATATCAACAACATTCGTAAAATATCCATTGACCGTTAATTCCGAAGGGAATTTAACCAATACAGATTCCAAACCAAGATACCTAGAATTATATAGGGCTGAGGCTGGGATTACTCGCCTAATGCAAGATACCCCTAATTACAGTGTCATTGAACATGAACTAGCTAAACGGACATATGACGAATCTGGTGATTATGTTGTAAGAGATTTTATAATAGATTTTATCGAGGATCGTAATAATTTTGTAGAAACCTGGGTCCCATCATCAAATTATTTAATTGGCGATATAATTAGAGAAGATGTTGGGGGACTGGGATTAACTTATACCTATAAATGTGTTACGGCAGGAACATCTGCAGCAAATAAACCTACATTCCTAACAACCTTTTCAACTTTTACGGATGGCGGTGTAACGTGGCAATTCATTGAGAAGGTTCATTTAAATTCTGGTGCATATCCTGCTATTCCAGCAGTTACAACCCCAGTTACATACGCTGGTCAAGAAGACAAGTATATTGCAGAAATTTCAAATGGCATAGGTGTAGTAAAGGGATTTTCCCATACGCAAACTGGTAAATTAAAATTAAGGAATGATAGGGCTAGAGATATAGCAAGGGAAGACGCTTCTACTGTTTCTGTGAGTACACCTAAATATATACTGATTGATCTTCCATCAGCATTACCCTCTCAAATGGGTACAGAATTTATAGACTTCTCAATATATGACGAATTCCGTGTCACTCCCGGAACTGCTGTTGGTACTAAAATCGGAACTTGTAAAGCAAGATGGATTGAAAGACATAATAGTACAGCAGGTAATAATGAATATAGAGTTTATATTCATGATATATCCATGGATTCGGGATATATCTTTTCTAAAAATGCTAAATGTTTATATATAGATGCTGCTTCTACAATAGGGTCTGCCAATTTCACGGGTAACATTACTCAAGTTTATGATAGATTAACGGGAGCAATAGACGGTTCTGCTGGATCAGCCAATATTACGGGTATCGGTACAAATTTTATAGAGGAACTTAAAGTAGGGGATTATATAACTGCAGATTCTGGTGTCAATAAGTATAAAATTGGTACCATCACATCTACCACATTAACAGTCGCTCCAGTTTTAGCTTCTAACATAACATCATCTGTATTTTCTATCTCTAATTCCTATCTCGCAAATAACGATAACAATGCGGTTTATAAATTAACACATAACTTCATTAAAGATCTGAAGTCTGCTGATGGCATTAGTTCTGATACTGATTATTTTATAACAAGAAAATTAGGTACTCAATCAACGCTTTCATCAACAACAACTCTGACATTTCCACTAACCGGGGATGAAACTTTTGCTCCAATTACACCGCAAAATTACACAGTAATTAATGCTAGTACTGGTAGTATCATAAATCCCCACACGATTACACGTAGTAATGCTAATCAATTAATTACCGTATCAGGATTATCGAATTCGACATCATATACTATATTTGGCACAGTTAGAAGATCTAATGCTCAAGCGTCAGCAAAAACGATATCTGTGGGAACTTTTGATTTAACTACTTCAAACGTTATCAATATATCAAAAATATTATTAGATAAAGCAGATTGTACAAAATTATTATCAGTTAAAGTAGCTCCTGCATTTGGTACTATAGACTCCAGCAATGATGCCACTAAAGACATCACATCACAATATAAATTAAATTCAGGTCAAAGCAATTTATACTATGGTATAGGATCGATTGAACGAAATACAGCTTCGGATTTAACTGGATCTATTCGGATTTATTTTGAATATCACGATCATTCCTTTAGTTCCGATAGAGACTTTTTCTCCGTTGAATCCTACATTTCTACAGATTATACAAATATACAACCTAATCTTAGAGATTCAATTGATTTTAGACCAGTGCAAAATGATAATGGGGTTGGATTTAAAAATGCTAATTTCGGTATATTAAAATATGATAATGATGTTTCACTGGATTATTCATACTATCT